CTGCTCCATATGTTATCAGTGGACAGGTAAAAGTTATAGCGTACAATCATCCGCTTCTATTCGTTCGGAGTTCTACGATAGAAGATTATAATAGTCTTTTTTCAGCACAACCGAATAATGGCACCACTACTTCGATGATAGCACAGACGTTTGCAACCTTTAATAATAATACGCTTTCAGATGCTATCACTGCATTGTCTAATATATCATTTGCTCCTTATCAGACTTGGGGTGCATTGCTAGGGGCTCCATTTCCTGATAGTGGGGATGCCAATCCCGCAGGCGACTTCACTAATGATGGTAGCATTGACACAAATGATATTATGGTATTTGGAAACACAAGTCCTATAATGAACACAGATGTCACTAATGACACTGAACTCCTATATCAGTTTAGTCAGAATCCGGTGGGTACTAAATATGATTCGTTTGGTGGACTAACTCCAGAAGCTACAGCATCATATAAAACTCAATACTCTAGATTTTGGAGAGCATTGACATTGCTTGGATTCTATCATCCACTCACTGCTGTGACTACTCAACCTACTCCTAGTGGCGACAATTTGAGTGGATCTCTTGCTACAGGCGTAGCATTTCCTGTAGTGCAGTCTCCGCAGTTTAGTGTATCATTGAATAATGGAGCGACTAATGTCAACATCGTTAGTGTAGGTACAATAAATGATACAGCAAAGTTCACTGTTGGTAGAGTTTCTAATAAAGAGACTGTTACGCTCATCACTGATCGGATAGGCGACTTTTCTAATCAGGTACTAGATGCTGATAGCAATCCCGATAATGACGACTATCAAATGTCTGGCCCGGGTGCAGAAAATCTCAATACAACTTTAGGTGATGCGTTTACTCCAATAACTATCACTATAGGATCAGTGGATACACTAAGTGTGTCCTCCGCTGGCTCTAACTATCAGAGTGATGTGTTCGCTAATCTTGAGCTTGATATCATATCAAAGTTTGAAAAGAAAGACTTTATTCTCAACTTTGGTGTTATAGATTTCAACATTGTTGTTGGTGATATAATAACACAGGAAAGAACTATTCCAGATATCGAAGTTTCGCTAACGGGTAACTTATCTGAGGCTGAATTAGAAGCACTACCCGCCACGAGTAGTAATGGAGCTGTAGGTTATCAAGACAGTATTACAACATTTGATTATGTTGCTGGTAGCGATATAGCATATACAGCTAAAGGCAAATTCTTAAGAAGAGATGGTAGCGACTTCTACTTTAGACCTATGAGCTTCTATTCATTCGATGAAGCTAGAGATGGATCTGATGTTCTTGTCAATAAAGTTTCGATTGGAGGCTTACTGAAATCGTTTACTGGTTTGAGAACAGACCCCACATCGTTATCAATGGGAAATAATGCTAGGATTCAAGGTATAGCTTCCTATCAAACTGGACAGATAGATGAGTTGTCTATAGTTAAGACGGGGTACAGATATGAAGATGGTGAGACTGTAGACATCTTTAACATAGAACCAAACAGTGCCAGCTATAACAAGAAAGTTGCTGAGGCAAGCATTAGAACATTAGGACAAGGGAAGACAGAAGGTCGATGGAAGTCTAAAACATCTTTCTTGAGTGAAGAGTCTAAGAGACTACATGACAACAATTACTATCAAGAATATTCATATGATGTATCATCTATTGTCGATCCGAAAAAGTACATAGGTCTTATCTCAGATGTTGTTGGAGTCGCTGGTACAAAACTCTTCTCTACGCCTTTAATAAATAGTGATAACACTATAGATACAAGCTTGGATGTAGAATTCGTGTATTATAATATAGAGGCACAGAAACTTATTGCAACAGATGGATTAGTAGAAAGTGACTACATAACGGAATCATCAAGCACCATACACGGCAATGAAACATTCTTAGCGGCAGATATTGCAACTCAAACGGGAATTTCGTAATGGCTATACTTAGAATACAATCAGACGGCGATCCCTTTCCTGCATTTGCGGGACACAATGGAAACAATGTCCCAAAGAATGATGGTAATTCGAGAACATTTGAAGACGGATCTGAGATCTCAGATCAGACTCATGATTTCAGCATCAAATATAGAGGGGGTAGTAATAGTAACAATCCTCAGATTGTAGACAAAGATTTACCAATAGGTATAACAACAACGGGCGTTGTTATATACTCTCCTATGGCATCAGGCAATGTGCTTCCAATTACTGGGCAGGCTGCTGCTTCTGGATATCATTGGAATGTCATTGAGAATCAAGCAGAGTTTTTTCAAGATATCTGTGGTGGCAAGCCAGAGATTGGTGGAGAGTATAGATATAGGAGTGGTGCTTTCTACAGTCAGGGATTCGATGGAAACTCCAGTTTTCAGAACTCTAGCACATATTATGCAGGTGGAGTCAGTCATCCTGATGGACACTCGAAGATCGTAGGATATGCGCTTGATGGCTATCCGATCTACGGGCCTAATGGATACCAGTCACCATTAAGTAATTCATCTGGCATTACTAGGATGATATCTAGCTATACGCTTAGAGAGACTCCTCTTGCGTCTAGGATAAGATCATATGATCAGTTACCTAGAGGTAGGTATGTTGAAGACTACGAATTTACTTCTTCAGGAACCCTAGATCAGTATAACGGAAGATATTGCGTGACACCAGATTATACAAATGGTACATATGCATACTTCTTAACATTTGCTGATAACAATTTCACTTCTCCTGCATTTCCATACATAGTAGGTAGAAGTACCAAAGAACAAAGATCGACATAACGAATACGGAACTCAATAATGGCAAAGATAATTACAGAAAACTTTAAAGTCGAAACAACTAACGAATTGTTTAAGTCCTTTAAGAGTCAGAATACGACTTTGGGTAATAACTTCATGCAAGAGTTGGCTCTGATCGATGCAGCAAGTAGCTTGTCGGAAACAGACAATACGATTATTCGTGGCCTAGTTGATGATCAGCTTGAAGCATTAAGACCAGAGTCTAACTACTACATTATGGCATCTAAGTCTATTCCGTCAGGACAAGATCAATCTGGTACTATAAGAAATACGCAAAATAACAAAAGAGATTTTCAGCGAAAAGTTATATTCGGCTCTAAGGTAGGAGACTCTACAGCGAGATATATGTTCTATGAGAACAACTGGGAAACAGGCACTGTGTACAGTTCTTATGACGACACCGAAGTCTTTGTCTCCACCTCTCAAATAGTAACCGTACTGAATTCGGAGTCAGACTACTTGGTGTTTAAGTGTATTGAGAACAATAACGGCGCCCCGTCTACTATCAACCCGCAAACAACTCTATCACAGTTTACTTCCAACTATCAATCTGTAGAGACTGGTGATAAGTATATCTGGCACTATATGTTCACAGTCCCGTCTTCTGATGCAAACATATATAAGACTACAGACAGTCTACCTTTACCAATGGTGTCTGATGGAATCTATGGGGATGCACTGGTAATCTCTAACGCAAAAGAAAGTGTCTCTCAGATAATTATTGAAGACACCCCAGGCAATCTGTTCAATCAATACCTATTCGGTAGTGCAACTAGTCAGGCTAACTCTTCTGATGTCGAGGTGTTAAATCAGTCTTCAGGTGGTGCTAATACAACAATTATAAAAGTTAAGCCTAAAGACTTGACTGGTAGATCGCTATATAACGATGCAGACGCATACAAATATATGTACTTCAGATCAGACGATGGATCAACAGCAGGTAGACTATATGAGGTGGTTGCATCAACTACAAATCCATCTGACACCACAATATCATTGTATTTATTGACCAATGATACGATTTCTGGATCTGGTCAATTAGTACCTAAAGTTGAAGTCAGCTCTCCAGACTATGGTGGAGTAAGAGCAAAGGCATATGCTGTCATAGATCAATTTGGGACAGTGAAAAGAGTTTCTTTTGAAACTAGAGGCAGTAATTATAAGTTTGCAACAGCAAAGCTAGTCTTACCTAAAAGCTTACTCGATATAGGAACAACAACTCTTCGTCCTGTAGTATCACCTACTGGTGGCCATGGATTTAATCCTATTGGCGAGCTAGGAATGAGTAGATTATCTATCGTTACTAACTTTTCTGGAGATTCGGTTGATGTGCCAGATAGCAACACGTACACTAATATGGGCTTAATGAAGAATCCTAAATTCTCTGGTGGAACCTTCCCCGATAGTTTTGACAATAGAGTCGTCATATCCAAGTCTGGTGATCACACAGCAACTGCATTAGAAAATTACTACGTTGAGCAGTATATCGAGTTTGTTAAAGTTCACGATCTACAGCAAGGTAGTGAATATGTTATATCAGATCTAGGCAATATGTCAACATCCGATTGGAACTCTATCTCCGAAGCTACATTAACAGACGATACCGCCATTGCGGGAACAGCATTTACAGTATCTTCAGGTATAGGTTCACTATCTTTGACTAAGATTGGAACTGCGACAATATCAGTCGATACACTTTCTCCTGATCGTGATCAGGAGATCATAAAAGCTAGGGTACACGAAAGCGCATTCGACTCAACAACACATATAGTTACAGATCCTGTCAACACTGACGGCACAACCAAAATATACTTAGTGGACTATTACGGAGACTTCAGAAGCAAAATACAGAAAGGTAATATCCGTATAAAAATTACAGAAACCTCAGAGAACGCCAGTACATTAAGCATAAATAGCTTTAGTGATATTGTTTATGGATCGTATGTTCCATACACAGGGGATCTACTACATTTTATAGACTTTGCGCCTATCACCAGATCGGCAAGCACACGAGAAAAAGTAAAGTTCACATTTGATTTTTAAGGAAAGAGAATATAGCCCATGGGTATTAACACAGATTTAAACGTAGATCCGTATTACGATGACTTCAATGAAGCGAAGCAATTCAACCGTGTTTTGTTCAAGCCTGGCAAGGCTGTTCAAGCACGAGAATTGACTCAGCTACAGACTATTCTCCAGAAGCAGGTTGAGAGATTTGGGTCTAACGTATATAAAGAAGGTACTATTATAAGCGGCATTAACTTGACTGCTCGTAGTGACCTTTTTTATGTTAAAATAAATGATCAGGTAGACTTTACTAATCCATCACTGTATGACCAGTTATCATTAGATGACGGAATTAAGGTCACTTATGTGTTAGTTGGACAGACCTCTGGGCTTAGAGCAGAAATCATAAAGGGTGATAATGGATTTCAAACTCAAGACCCTGATCTAAAAACACTCTATATCAAATACCTGAATACAACACAAGATAGCGATGGTGACGTAAAGCAATTCATTGCTGGTGAAGTATTAGAGATTAGAAAAGAATCTGACGATAGTCTTCAGGTAAGTATAACAGTTGCGACTGTTAATAACGAGACAGGAAAGTCGTTTGGTATATCGTGCGAAGAGGGTGTTATTTATCAAAAGGGTCATTTCATCTTCGTAGACAATCAGTTTATTATCGTCGAGAAGTACAGCAATATACCTGGCACAGTCTCAGTTGGATTCGCTATTAATGAAAATCTCATAGACTCCGATTCAGACACAAGTCTTCAGGATAATGCGGCAGGATTTAACAACGTAAATGCCCCAGGTGCAGACAGACTTCAGCTTGTACCCACATTAGTGTCATATGCAACCGCATCAGAACCGACAGAGTTCTTTGCGCTAATTAGATACGTTGATGGTAATCCAGTTCGTATTAGAGATAATACCGAGTTCAATGTGATCGGCGAAGAGATGGCCAGAAGAACTTTTGAAGAATCTGGAAACTATGTGGTCAACGGACTAAATGTTACATTAGAAGAAACGGATAATGTTGCTTATGCTGTTGTTAGCCCAGGCAAAGCTTACGTGTATGGTAAAGAGGTTACGAATGTATCTCCTACTAGACTTGCTATCGATCCTGTAGCATTGACTCAGACTAGATCTTCTCAGCACACTGGTATTAACTACGGACAATATTTCACATACAATCCTGCTACAACAACAACTGTTGATCACTTTCAGTTAGACGGAACTCGATATCCGATTTATAGTGATACGGCTGGTGCGAACCAAATAGGAACTTGTTCAATCTCCAATCTCTTACCGGGTAAGATATTTGTTTTCGGTATCAAGAAAGATAATGACGAAATAAACACTCCTATATTAAGAATAGGTAATACTGTATTGAGCCCACCTGCAGGTTCTTCTGAGGCAGCAAGCAAATTGTATGAACCTCAGTCTGCATCTATGTTGTTTGATTCTGGTAAGCAAAGTCTACAGTCCGTTTCCAATATTAACATAGTCAGAAGAATTCGTCAAGCTGGCGTATCAGTTGATGGATCTGGCGAATTGACAATATCTGCCACGAACGAAAATACTCCCCTGACTACAAATATTATGGGAATGACAGACGCCAACGTAGCAGTCCCACTAGAAACAAGTACAACTAACGGAAGTGATGTAGTCGCAGACTTTGATATCAGTAGTAATACACCTACTGTATTGTATTATACTCGTGTAGATTCTGGTATATCTGCGGATACTTTAACAGAACGTGTTGGTTATGTTAAGTCCACACATACCGCAGGCTTCGGTAACAGTGGCAATCCCTTAGCAAGTCTGGGTATAGCTAACGTCATCGAGATTGTTAGTGTTTTTGATAATGGTGGCAACACTGACGCTACCTCCGGCACTATAGGTAAAGACGTAACACATAAATTTAGATTGAATAGAAATCAGAAAGATGATTTTTACGGTCACTCATTTATCTCGTTAAGATCTGGAGAGACTCTCTCTAACTCATCACTATTGATTAAGTTCAGATTCTTAGAAAGAACCACTCTTGTAAATAGTGGATTCTTAACTGCTAATAGTTATAATACAGTAACTAGTAAGTCCTTAGTTATTCCGCACACATCTATAGACGGAATTGTACACAATCTTTTAGATTCGTATGACTTCAGACCTTATGCTGATGCTAGTGTTTCGGTGGCGTTTGATGCAGGTGGCGCATCTTCAGTTGGAACATTTGTAGATTACACATTTAGTCGTGGTGTTGCTGTGATGCTAAACTCTGTTGTGTCTGGAGATCAGACATACTATATGTCCAGAATTGACAGAGTAGTTTTAGATGAATACTCCAATCTCAGTATAGTTAAGGGTGGGGCTTCTGAGAATCCGTCTGCACCTAAAGTTGGTAGACTGTATGTTGTTGGTGAGATAACCTCGCCAGGTAATACCACAAAAGTTACTGGAGAAGATAGATTATACGTTAAAAATCTCTCATCAAAAAACTACACTATGGAAGATATAGCGTTTATCGATAGACGTTTAGATGCCCTAACAGAATCGGTGGCATTAAGTCTTCTTGAGCAAAGAACTGCGGATATGGCTATAACTACCGTTTCTGACACTGGCGTTGTTTTGGACAGATTCAAAAATGGTATATTGACAGATTCGTTTAGCGGGTTACTAAATGCTGATATCTCTGATGGAGAGTTCTTAGCGAGTATCGATAAGACTAGAACGATTATCGCCCCAGGCGTGAAGCAATTCCCAATCGATCTAAAGATTGATCCCACATCGGCTAGTAACACTAGGATAACATTTACGGATGTCGTAACACTAGCGGATTCTGGTAGCACAAGCACAGTAATAGATCAGCCATATGCGACTGCATTCAGAAACTGTGTATCCAACTTCTACGACTTTAGAGGACAGGTTGTTATTTATCCACCATTCTCCTCTGGATATGATGTGATTCAGAATCCTGCTGTAAATATTGAGATAGATATAGCTGGTCCTATGTCAGACTTAGTTAACAATATGCAAGAGATCAATCCTCTCACTAGAGAAGAGATGATATCGGAAACTCGAACTGGAACAAATAGACCACAAACAAATGTCATTATGGGTGAGTTTGAGCAAACTTGGGAAGAGACCAGATTAACTAGCACAACATCTAGTAGCACACAGGCTGTGGGTAACTTTGTCACAGACATCAATATGCAGCCATACTTAAGATCTGAGAAAATACAGATTGTTGCTACTGGCCTTAGACCTAATACTCAGCATCACTTTTTCTTTGATGGAAAGGATGTCGATCAATATGTGGCACCAGGTAGATTGGGTCCATATGTAGAAGATCTCGT